CAGTGGTTTCCATGTGTTGTTAACCTACTCTAGCTTCTCAGGTGACACGTTTACTATTAGCAGCTACGACTTCTCAGGCACAGCCGAGAACGACGCAGTATCTAACGGTAACAATGCTTACATCACTTACATCGATGCCCTAGCGGGTGCGGCAAGCGCTTCGTTCACTGTGGTATATAGTGCACCACGTGATCTGTTTGTCCGTGTACGTGATGGCGGCGCATCTCCGATTAAGACCTTTGAAACTCCTGCTACGTTGGGCGCTTCAGGCGGTTCGGTATCGGCGATTCGCACCTCAGACCTTTAAGCTTAATAAGGGGAGCTTAGCTCCCCTAATCTTTTGGAGACCCTATGGCTGTTTCAATCAACACTGGTGGCACTTATTCAGTCTCACGATTGAGTAACGCTGACTCGTTGACAGGTTGGTCTGCTATTAAGATTGAAGGGTCAGGTGGCTCCCCATCTGCATTTGCTTCTGTAGGTAGTATTGACCTTGTAGCTGAAGGCAACAATGCCGTGGCTTCCATTGCGAACAAGCAGAGGGTAGAACTTAGGTACACCGGATCATCCCAAAACCTAACAAATCAGATTGTATATTTATGGGGCGCGTTTCTGGCGGCAGGTTCAGCATTCACTAAAGCCAATGGTGGTATGCAGATTGCGCTGACCACGGGTTCCAATACGAATTACTATAACGTAGCGGGTAGTGACACTTACTCTGGCGGCTTCGTTAAGTGGGCAATCGATACAACTAAAGCACCTTTCGAAAACTCAGGGGCAGCAGCTACGATCAGTAGCATTGATGCCGTAGGTTTTGTATGCGATGTGGGCGGCACTACAACTCGTTTTGATAATATGGTGGTCGATGCGATAGATGTCGGTACAGGGCTGACGTTTCAGGGTACCACCACAGGCGATGCTTTGTTTACTGAATCGGCCATTGTTGACGACAACACCGCTATAGGCATATTGAAATTAGAAAACGGTATTATCTTTAGTCAGGGAAGCATTGAGTTTAGCGGAACAGCGCAAACCTCGGATGCGGAAACCTTAGTGTTTACCGATACAGTGGGCGGCTCTTATATCTACAACATGGATATCACTGGTACGGTGGTTTTTAACAATAGCAACGTATCATCAGTAGGCGCTGTGTCTTATGACTTCGATTCCTCTGGAGCGACATCCTTCACCATGTCTGGTGGTTCTTTAGCTGCGTTTAACACATTAACCACAGCGAGTGGTAACAGTATTAGTGGTGTGGTATTCCAGTCTGGTGGAACCTCCACTATTGCTAACGCACTTACAGGATCTACCTTTAACTTGTGCGGTGCTATTACACTGACAGGTACAATGACATCTTGTACATTAAATAAGCTAACAGCTCCCGTAGTTGCTAGCTCGTTAGATGACTTTGATGCTTGTACGTTTGTCTCTGACGGTACAGGCTATGGGATCAATCTTGGGACGATCTCTTCCAATACGTCTATGACGTGGAATAGCAGCGCCAGTGGATACACTGATGCTTCTAGTGGTGATGAGTTAATCGTTGTGACCGTCAATAACGGGGTCACACTGACGATCAATAACGAGGGCAGTGGTCTATCTGTACATAACTTAGGTACAGGTACAGTTAACATTGTCTCTGGTGCAGTGACTGTTAAGGTAACGGCACAAACAGCAGATGGCACTAAGCTAGAGAATGCACGTGTCTACTTAGCTCGTGTCTCAGATGACAGCGTGATCTTTAACGCCCTCACTGATGCAAACGGGGTAGTACAGAATACCGCGTACACGTATACAGCGGATGAAGCTGTCTATGGGTGGGCACGTAAGTCTTCTAGTGCGCCATACTATAAACAAGGGCCAATCTCTGGGACGATTACATCATCCGGTTTTAGCTCCACAGCTATTTTAAGTTTGGATCAGTAATGAATGTTGAGAGCGAAGGTGTCATACTTAATAAGCGCAATATCATTGCCCTCAATGAGGCCATGAAGTTAGAACGTGTTCGCAGCGACAGACTACATGCCGAGATTGAAGGGTTACGTAGAACGGTAGCGACGCTGCATAATGAAATATCAGAGCTTAGGTCGTTACTTAACGCAATAGCGAATATGAGATAATACAATGGCGTTAAACTTATCAATAGACTGGGCAACATACACGATCAATATCGCTCGTGCTGACATGCTATTGCTACAGTCTAACCCAATTGAAGTACGCCAACTTGACTTAACGGAGTTACACGTTGCGCTGCGCGCTTTAGAAGATGATGCGTTAGGTATGGTGCATCCCTCTACGCATAACTACAAAGGCCCAACAACGATTTCTGGTGTAACGTTAGCACAGGTTGTCGAGGTTCTTGACCCATACTCTGTTACGTTTGAAGACGGACAATATGCGGTCAACGTCACTAACGGCAACTCTAACATTGCTGACAAAGTTAACATCAACAACGTGGGCGTTAGGACGGCGAACAGCGCGGGTCTACAGGATCTAACATCACTACAAGCCGCATCATTCAGTGAGGGCGGCGTGACGATTGACGTTACTTCGAACTTTTCTGGCACGACTTTCCCTATTGGAACCCGTGGATATCCTGTTAATAACCTTTTCGATGCGAAAGCTATTGCTGACTTTAGGGGCATTAAAAAGTTCGTTATTGTCGGGGATCTCACCATCGACGCTGGTGTTTATATCAATGGGTATGAATTTTTAGGCGACAACCCCAACCATTCGACTATTACAATTCTTGCCCCCGCTGAAGTAGACAACGCGACGTTCAGAAATGCCACGGTTACAGGGGTGTTAGATAACAACAACGTTGTCCGCGATTGTATTGTGAATGATCTATTACACATTAACGGATATATTTACGAAAGCGCGATTATCGGTGATGTTACGTTAGGCGAAGGCACTACTTGTGTAATGGCTAACTGTTATACCGGAACAGCTAAAGAAGCGGAAGGCTTATACCCTTATATTATATGGCCACCCGGTGTCACCTGCGATCTCGTTGTGACTCGCTATTCCGGCAACTTAGGACTTTCTGGCTGCACTATGCCAGCAGTCCGTGCTCACGTTGATCTCGCGGCAGGGCACGTTCATATCGAGTCTGACTTAGCGGCAGGTGATTTTGGTATTTACGGCATGGGCGAAGTTGAATACGAGGCCGGATATACAGCCACCGTCGACGACGAAACTGTAACTAAACATCTAGACGAAATTCGCTCTATTCACGGACTTGTTGCAGGGAAACCAATGACGGTGACTCAAACGACACGATCTGCGGGGAATATTACGCAAAGCATTGTTGTTAACGAACAAGGTGATACCACCATTACGAGGCAGTAATGGCTATTGATACTCGCCTTATCGCGGTACTTGGTGTTGGTTACGCTCCACAAACTACCGCTAACATGGGGTATAACTTCGACCCTGATCAGGCGTTTGAAAACTCCATTTATGGCGACTATGTACCGCCTACCCCACAAGATCCGATTGTTAATGAAGACGGATCAGTACCATTCCGTCGCAAGTTTGGCACACAGACACCAGAAGTAACGGCTAAAGCATGGTCTAACTACTCGCTATTCCAGCCTACCATACCAGAAATTGTTAAGTTAACACCCGCGCTTACGCGTATTCTGCGTGAAGAGGTTGTTAATCCTGTAGAGATTCCGGCGTTTGAGCCAGATGTATTACCTAGGGTTTCTGTCCTTACTAAACCCATTGAACAAAAATTAACCACTAATACTTTAGTATTAGTCCCTACAGCAGCAAGTTCTGCGCCAGAAGTGTCACACGAATTAGCGGTAAATACCGTTATTACTAGACCTAAAGCAGGAGTCGAAACGACCGCTGTGGATGCGTATGCTGCACCACTTCGTGTAGTTTTACCTCCAGAAACAGTAAAAAATCCTTCAAATGAGGAACTTATCAGTTTAATTGCATGGTTATAATTGACGCACTGCCAGTTAACTGTTATATAATTTACTTATGAATACATTCATCAGCAATAAACCTAATCCACAGCACATACAAGCCCTTGTGCACTGTAAGCAAAGTGAATTAGGCCATAAACTGCTTGAGGTAATTCGAGAAGCTTCTACTCGCACAAAAGACGCTTTAGTCAGTGCAGAAGATCAGGCAAGAATTTATCGATTGCAGGGCATGGTGAGGGTATTGGAAGAACTCATTGAGGCTGTTGAAATCAGCCCCGATGTATTAGAGCGCTTACGTAAGTAAGCAAATGTAGTCCTAGCAAACCATTACGTTTTTCGCACACCCAAGGGAGCGTTTAACAGAGTTGGAGCTTAAAGGAGATGTGTAATGGCTTTACCACGCCAAGTTGAAGAACAACTTAAACAAACTGAAGAGTTAGAAAAGCAGCTATACGGAGAACAGGAACTAGCAGACCCTAACAAGCCGCAAGCGTTCGTTGAGCAACCTCAAGTAACGCAAGAGGCAGAGCCTGTTGAAGCCCCTGAAGAAGTATTGGCACAGCCGGAAGATGACGCAGACGTTGAAGAAGTTAGTCAACCAAAAGCGGAAGAAGCCAAAAAGACGGACGAAATTAGGAAATGGGAGCAGAAGTACAAAACCCTTCAGGGTATGTACGACGCCGAAGTTCCTCGTCTTCACTCGCAAGTGAAAGAACTGACAGCTAAGGTTGAATCTTTGACCGCCGCTACAGAGAAAGCACAAGCAGCGAAGCAGGAAGCCCAAGAACAACTTCGTCTTGTCACAGATGAAGACGTTAAAGAATTTGGTGAAGACCTCATCGACGTGCAGCGACGAGTCGCACGCGAAGTGGCAGCGGAGTTCCGCGCAGAACTCGACGCATTGAAAGAAGAGAATGAAAGCCTTCGTAAGATGGCCTCATCTACTGATTCAAAAGTCTCAACCGCATCCTTTGAACAGCGTTTACATCGTTTAGTGCCTGACTTTGATCAGGTGAACACGAGTCCCGAGTGGATAGACTGGCTAAATGAAGTAGACCCCCTGTTGAGAGGGCCGCGTATGACCGTTGCTCAACAAGCGTATGAGTCGGGTGATGCAGAAGCAGTGGCGTATTACGTCGATTTGTTTAAGCAAAGCCAAGCTCCCGTTGAAGTTGAGGCTCCGAAAAAAGCCAAAGCAGAACTTGAACGTCAGATTCAGCCGAGTCGGTCAGCGTCTAGCAACGCAGCCCCCTCAAGCAAAGGTGCGACATATACACAAGCTGATATTCAGAATATGTTCACTAGAATTGCCAAGATGGGTGCGACTGAGGAAGCTCGTAAACTTGAAGCTGAAATCGACGCAGCGTTCATGGAAGGCCGTGTACGTTAGCGTATTAACCCTGTTAAATATTTAGGAATTTTATTATGGCTACTATTACTCCCGGTGCGGTCTATCCCGTAACTAACTACGCGGATACTACTACTGCTTATAGCGGTACTTTTATCCCTACTCTCTGGTCAGGCAAGCTACTTGCTAAGTTCTACCAAAACACCATGTTGTCAGAGATCTGCAACACTGACTACGAAGGTGAATTGAAGAACCAAGGTGATACCATTCGTATCCGTACAGCGCCTTCAATCAGCATCCAAGACTATACCGCTGGTATGAACTTGGTTACTGAAACTCCAGAGCCTATCTACCAAGACATGCAAATCAACAAAGGTAAGTACTTCTCAGTACAAACCAACGACGTGTTGGCTCAACAGTCAGACATGAACTTGATGAACATGTTCACCGAAGATGCTGCCAAGCAGTTGAAAATCGCTATCGAAAACGAAGTGTTCTACAACTCTTTCATCACCGAAGGTGCCGCTGCTGCTAACTCTGGCGCTACTGCTGGTGCTATCTCAGCTGGCTACAACTTAGGTACTGACGTTGCAGCTTCTACTAAAGCTAACATCTTGTCTACCATTTTGCAGATGTCAGCAGTATTGGACGAGCAAAACGTACCTGAAGATGGCCGCTTCTTGGTAATCACTCCTAACCAACGTAATGCTTTGATGTCTTCTAACATCGCACAAGCATACTTCACTGGCGACCAGTCAAGTGTTATCCGCACTGGCAAAATCGGCATGTTGGATCGTTTCACTGTATACGTTTCTAACTTGTTGCCACGCGGCGCTGCTGACGAAGCTTGGAACGACGGCTTGGGTTCATTGACTCCCGGAGCTTCTGCTTCTGCTGTTGATCGCACCATGATGGTTGCTGGCACTAAGCACGCGATTTCATTCGCAGCGACAATCAGCAAAACTGAAACCTTGCGTAACCAAGACGACTTCGGTGACAAAGTACGCGGCTTAGCCGTTTACGGTCGCAAAGTTGTTAAAGACGACGCGTTGGTAACAGCGGTTGTTGAAGCTTAATAGCTCAGCACTAGAAGGGAGCTTCGGCTCCCTTTTTATTAGGAGAATACTATGACACCTGAAGAAGTAATGAAGCACCACAACGGCCAAGTTGTAGGTGGACGCATCCAAGCCCGTGTCAAAAACAAAGCAGTCATAATCGCTAGACCCGGCGCAGAAGGATTTGAATTCACTCCAGAAGGTCAGTTATTAGCGAATGAACTTCGCAAAAAAGCTAAGGCTGAAGCCCCTGCGCCGAAAGCCCCTGCGAAAAAGTCAACTACCAGTACAAAATCTCGCAAAGCCTCATAATAGGTGCTAGAATCAAATAGAATTTAGCTCATAGGTGTAGCATGATTTCTGTAGACACGCTTTTTCCTTACGTTCTTCCGTTCGTCACAGGATGCTCGGAGCCGTTGGCGCGTCAGGCTATTGTGCAAGCTGCCATTGAGTTTTGTGATAAAACGGCGGCTATGGCAGAAACTTTAGATGCGTTTCCAACGTCTAAGGGCATTGCCGAGTACGATGTTGACGTCCCAAATACGCAGATGCGTGTGTCTCGTATCATATCAGCAAAAGTTGACGATGTGATTGTTGCTGGCATACATACCACAGACGCAGCTAAGTTAACCAAAACTGACGGTAAACCCATGGGGTTTTACACTACCCGTACAGGCTCTGTATTACAGGTTAACTTATACCCAATCCCCGATGATAAATACACGATCCAACTTACGGTAGCTTATGCTCCTGCGTTTGGAGCGACGTCGATTGAAGACGATTTAGTAGATTATTGGGGTGAGGCTATTAGTTGTGGCGCTGTTGCACGTATTGCCGGAACTCCTAATATGCCGTTTAGTAACTCTGATTTGGCAATGTATAAGCGTAATGAATTTATGCGACACTGCCAAGCAGCAAAAATTGATAGCTACCAAGGACGAGTTAGGTCTTCTACTCGTGTAGCTCTACGACCACTAGTGTGAGGTAATTTGATATGGCACTTTTAGCCCAATCCATTGTTCAGCGCGTAGTAGGTACGCTTCAGGACACTACATCAGTACGATGGCCAGTAGCTGAGCTTGTTCGCTACCTCAACGATGGTCAACGTGAAGTTATTTTGTATCGCCCTGATGCAACAATTAAAAATGTTTCCCACACTTGCGTTGCTGGCCCTAAGCAGTCCTTACCTGTTGATGGCGCAAAGCTTGTCGATATCGTGCGTAATACTTCTGGCGGCGCAATTCGCCAAGTACCGCGTGAGATTATAGACGCGCAAACACCTAACTGGTACTCATTAACGGGCGCAGATAACGTTGTACATTTTATGTACGATCCTCGTGATGCTCGTGTTTTTTACGTCTACCCACCAGCGACTACTAACACCTCTATCGAGATGTCTTACTCAGCGTATCCTACAGACGTTGCAGAGCCAGCTGAAGGTGCGGACTACACAGATGTTGTGGGCAACTTAGACGTGCCAGATATCTACGGCAACGTAATTATCGACTACATGTTATACCGCGCTTACACTAAAGACAGTGAATACGCTGGTAATTCTCAGCGCGCTATGGCGCACTACCAAGCGTTTGCCAATGCATTAGGTATAGAGGTTCAAGGTACGACAAGCGTTGCTCCTAAAGTAACACTTTCTGGCCCAGCTGTAGCCTAGGAGTAGATCATGGCGTACATAGAGACCGTAAAAATGGTGGTGGGCGATACTGGCCCCGATATTAAGCTTACGCTTAAGGATTCTAATACCGCCCCTGACGGTGTAACTTATGACGCCAACGATTCCAATACATGGGCACCTATTGATCTGACGGGCGCAACCGTGCACTTACGTATCCGCGAAGTGGGCGGCACTGCTATAATTTCCGATTTATTAGGTGTTGTTGCGGCTCCTTTAGAAGGTTCGGTTGCTTTCTCATTTGTAGGTAATGCGTTTACTGCAAGTGGTTTATACGAAGGCGAAGTCGAAGTTACAGACAATACTGGT